AATAGCCAGTCAGGCCGCTCAACTGTTCCCGCGTCCATTCCATCAACTCTGCTCTCCACCACTTGCACAGATCATGCTCCGGTGCGTCTTCAGGCGGCATAATAGTGGGCATATCGGCTCCAAACGGCGTGAACCCGCTTACATTAAATGTATGTAAACACGCCGTCCAGTGACATTTAATGTACGTCGTCAGCACACTCCAAAACGGGCCAGGTGACATTTAATGTAAGTACCTAAAAGAGACCACCTCCGAAGATGAACAGCCTTCATTGATTTCATTGCGCTTTTCACCTGTGCTTTGCGTCCCCTTATCCACAGGTGCTACACAACGCGCGGCTCTCTCCTTCCTCCACTCGCTCATCCCTCGCAATCCACATAGCGAAGCGAGCGCCGACCAAGGCGGCGAGCAGAGCGGAACCACACACGCACCAGCCAAGAGGAAGCGATGGCCTCTCCAAAGCCGAAAGCCGCACGGCACTACAGCGCAGCAGCACAGAAAGCGGCAGCCCTCCTCAAGGAAGAAAAAAAAGAGCCCGTCGTCACCGACGCTCAACGCACCGCTATCGAGGCGATGGTCTTCGAAGGCAAAGAGCGGAAGGCAGCCGCGAAACTCGCTGGCATCACTGATGAAGCAATGAGGCAGGCGCTCCACAAGCCGCAAGTCCTTGCATACCTCAATGAGTGTCAGGAGGTGTTGAGGGTAAGCCTGAGGCCCCGGGCGCTACATACGATGGGTCGGCTGCTGACCGACAAGAGCGGATCGGTGAAGTTCAAGGCAGCGGAGTATCTGGACGGGCAGAACCGTGGAACACATACGGTTGGCGGCACCACGGTGATCAACAACAACACCCTGATCAACAACACCCTGAACGTGACGCCTGGCTATGTCATCCGCTTGGGTCGAACAGCGCCACAGATAGAGCATCTGGAGGCACATGGGCCTAAGGGCTTACCAGATCTGGCGGACGTTCCCGAGGAGGAGTGAGGAACGCGGCCCCGTACCCGGTTCGTTCTCGATTTCGGGCCTCAGAGGCGGGGGTGGGGGCAAAACTCGGCGGTAAATTCCCAGTTCGACCCTCACACACAAGAAGCGCCCTTCAGACTATTCGGCTTACAGATTTTTTCACCCACTGGAGAAAACGCGATGGCAGAGAGGTTTTACCTGTCGCAGGACAACGACAGCCACTGGTACGTGATCCCGCTCGCCCGTAAGCGGGAATGGGATGAATGGTGCGAGATCGATCCGGATGACGAGAGGGCATGGGATGCCCCGGATTTCGCACAGCCTGTCGGCGGTTCCGATGATCGGGTCATCTCAGCGATGGAGAACAGAGATGCCCCAATTCCGCAAAAAGCCTGTCGTCATCGAAGCCGTGCTGGCCGGCGATGTAATTGCAAGTCCGGCCGACGAGTGGGCCGGTTTCCCAGAATGGCTGCAAGACGCCTACGACGCCGGCGTTATCTCGTTTAAGCCGGGGCAGGTCACGATCCGCACGCTCGAAGGCGAGATGACGGGTGGTTCCGAAGACTGGATCATTCGCGGCGTCAAGGGCGAATTGTATCCGTGCAGGGCGGACATCTTCGAAGCCACTTATGAGGCCGTCGATTAAATGAAATCGCCACTTCGTCTTTTCGTTATCGACCATGATGGTGTCGCCCTAGGCGGCATCTCCATCGCCTTCGCGCGGGACGAGGACGAAGCGCGCTCGATGGTGCTGGGGCTTTTGACCGAGAACCGGCTTCGTCCTGACATTTATGGCGTTCGCGAGCTTCGGGTCGAGCACGGTGCGACGGTAATCTGGAACGGGGATTACTGAATGTCGAACGTCGTCGACCTTCCCGTCATCACGTCGTTGCCACTCGATCCGAAGCGGGTTCTGGCCGGCGCTTCCGAAAAGGAGTTTGACCGCGTCGTGATCATCGGCCGGTTGCAGGATGGCAGCGAATATTTCGCGAGCTCTGATCCCGATGGGGGAACAATCCTCTGGGACATGGAGCGTGTCAGGCATGCTCTCATGAAGATCGCCGACGATGCTTGAGGTAATCGAACCGGACCGGCCGGCGGAGCTGCCGAAGATCGAGCTCGACCCGTCGGGCCGGAAGATCTACGAGCCCGACGGCATCGTGCTCGAACAGTTCCTGGAATGTCGGAACCACGTTTCGGTGATCCGCGGCTCGATCGGGTCCGGCACGTCAACGGCCTGCATCATGAAGATGTGGATGATATCGTGTGAGCAGCGGCCGAATGCCGACGGTGTGAGGAAAACGCGCTGGGCGGTCTGCCGCAACACTTTCCCCGATCTGAAGAACACCACGGTCAAGACCTGGCTCGATTGGTTCCCGGAGGAGATGTATGGGCGGTTCTACTGGGATCGCCCTTTCCGGCATGTGATCCGCATCGGCGATGTCGATATGGAAATCATCTTCCTGGCGCTCGATACCGAGGATGATGTCAGGAAGCTGCGGTCGTTCGAATTTACCGGCATCTGGTTTAACGAGCTTGAGTTCATCGAGAAGGCGATCGTCGACGAGGCGGAGTCCAGAACGGGACGTTTCCCGGCGGTGAAGGACGGCGGGGCGACGTGGGATGGTGTGATCGCCGACATGAACGCGCCGCGCGAGGATCACTTCATCCCGCTGATGATGGGCGAGGTGCCGCTGCCGGACGATTGGACGGAAGAGGAGCGGCTTTCGTATCGGCGGCCGGACAACTGGGGCTATCACGTGCAGCCGCCGGCGATGATCGAGATCAAGGATGCCGCCGGCATGCTGGTCGGCTACCGGATGAATCCGCTGGCGGAAAACACGAAATGGCTGAAGCCCGGTTATTATTCGGAGAAAATCAAGGGCAAGACGAAGCAATGGATCGATAGCCGCGTCCTCAACAAGATCACGGTGTTCGTCGACGGCAAGCCGGTCTGGGAGCAGTTCAGCGAGGACGCCCATGCTTCGAAGACCGCTCTTGAGCCGATCCCGGGCTGGCCGGTCTATGTCGGTCTCGACTTCGGGCGGAACCCGGCCGCCGTCGTCGGGCAGCTCGTCAACAATCGCTGGCGGATCTTTGCCGAGGTTACGGCGCGCGGCGTCGGGGCGTCGATCTTCGCGCCGCTGGTCAAGCAGCTCCTCGATCGCCGGCTGGGCGATTGGCACGTCGCCAACAAGGCCGGCGAACAGCGGGGTTATTCCGTCGAGTTCTTCGGCGATCCGAAGGGCGACGACGGCACGCAGGCGGACGAAACGACGGCCTACGATGTGTTCCGCAACAATTTCGGCATGCCGGTGCGCGCCGCGCCGGTGAAGAACAACCACATCCAGACCCGCATCGAGGCCGTCGAGTATGCGATGGTGACGATGGTCAACGGCGTGCCGAGGTTCCTGGTCTGCGGGATCAACTGCCGGACGCTGAAGGTGGCGTGCGCCGGCGGTTACCATTTCAAGCGGATCAAGGGCACCTCTCGGCACGAGGACAAGCCGTTCAAGGATCGCTATTCCGATATCGCTGATGCCACCCAGTACATGCTGCTCGGCGCCGGCGAGGGCCGTGTCGTCACAGGCCAGCAGCGATCGGGCTCGAAGACCCCGGTCAGCACCAAACCACAGAACAAATCGAGGCGGCGCGGTGGATTCCAATGACAGCTTCAGCGGTCTCAGGCTTGAGGATTGCGAGCCCACGGACTGGTATGTCGTCTTCGATCCGGCGCCGACGCGGCGGTGGATCAACTGGCTGGCCTGGGGCCGGTTCAAGCATGTCGCCTGCTTCGGCTTCATCGCGCGGGCGCAGACCTGGGCGTTCTTCGATTTCCATCTCGATCGCAGCCGGATCTTCGTTGTCGGCGATCATGAGGCGGACAAGCTGATCGGCCACTACAGCATCGGCAAGACCGTGGTGCGCATGGCGAAGCCGCTCGGGCGCGAACTGGATATCAATCTGGCGCTTGGCGGGTGGTGTGTCCCGGCGGTCGCCCACATCGTCGGACTGCGGACCTGTACTTTGCGGCCCGATGCTCTCTTCCGGCAATGTCTCGCCAACGGTGGCGAGATCATCCGTCCGGAAGAGCAGGAAAATGAAGCAATCAGCACCGAAGGTGAAGGAAGATCCTGAGCTGAAGCGCCAACAGCAGGCGGCGGCACAGGAAAAGATCAACACCATTCAGGATCGGCTCGCGACCCAGACCGATCAGGCCCTTCGATATTTCGGAACACGCAACGCGCTGGCTGGCACATCGATGTCCTCGCCGCTCGTCAGCATGTTCAAGTAAGGAGCCATGGTGGCCGATTCCAAGGAACAGGCGAATTTCCCGCCACAAGAGGTGACCGATGAGGCGAAACGCCGCCTCGCCGACGCCCGCCAGCAAAAGAGCTGGTCGAAGCTCGATCTGCAGGAAGCCTATTTCTTCACCCGGCCGCGTCTGTCGTATCTGGTGGATTCGCTGGGCAAGCCGGCGAAGAAGCGCGAGGATCAGGATGAGCTCGCCACCGGCATCGGCCCCGAGGTTTCCGAAGATCTGGCGACCGAAGCCGTCGCCGCGTTCTTCCCGCAGGGCACGACGTGGGTAACCTCCGAGCTTTCCAAGGTCGATATCGTCGATCTGGAACCGGCTGATGTCGCCGATCTTGAGAAAGAGGCGAAAGCCCGGGACGAGGTGATCTTCTCGGCGATCCGCTCTTCGAACTTCGAGTCCGAGCTCGGAACCACGCTCGATCCGCACATGGCCGTCGGCACGGTGGCATGGTGGATCGACAAGCCGACGAACACGAAGCCGATCTGCGTTCAGACGGTGCCCCCGCGCGAGCTCGAGATCAACGTCGAGGCCGACGGCTCCATCGGCGACCGTTTCCGCGTCCGGCATGTTCGCGGGCCTCAGGTCGCCTCGGTGATCCCCGGTATCGTGCTGCCGGAGAAGACGAAGAAGAAGATCCAGAACGAGCGCGGCTGCTATATCGAAATTGTGTGGTGCTTCTGGCGCGACTGGTCGGATCCTGAAAAGGATGTCTGGATCCACGTCCTGCTCGTCGACAAGGTCGCTGTTCATCAGGACAAGTTCGAGGGCGAGGGCTGTACGCCGCTGCTCGTCGCGCGCATGTCACCGGATTCGGATTTCGCTTGGGGTTTCGGGCCCTCGATCAAGTCGCTGCAGGAATACCGCGTTCTCGATGTCATCACCGCCGCCACGCAGGACCGCGTCGATGTCGCGATAAATCCGCCGATCGGCTATCCGGATGACGGTGTCACCGATTTCGAAGGCGGCCTGGAATCCGGCAACGCTTATCCGATGCGCCCGGGCTCCGGCCGCGATGTCACGTCGCTCTATTTCGGCGGTGATCCCGATATCGGTTTCTATACCGCCTCCGATCTGGAGCGCCGGATCAAGCGCAAGCACTTCGCCGACTATCCCGAACAGAAGGGCGACACCCCGCCGACGGCGACCCAGTGGGCGGACGAGATGCTGAAGGCGCAGCGCCGCATCGGCACGCCAGGCAAGAAGTTCTGGCGCGAAGGTCCGTATGCGATCTACCGGCGCTTCGAATGGCTGCTGCAAAAAGACGGCAAGATCTCGGACATCACGATCAACAGCAAGAAGCTGTCGCTGATCGCCAACAATCCGGCGACACAGGCGGCAGACAATCAGAAGGTTCAGGTCGGCGGCAACCTGCTGTCGATGGCGAAAACCTATTTCCCGGAGACCTCGGCCGCTGCGATCGACGAGCGCGCCACGATCGACAACTTCAAGAAGCTGATGAAGGACGAGGTGGTCGTTCTGCGCAACGAGACGCAGACCAAGGATCTCCTCAACACGGTTCTTGGCGCGGCGCAGCAGGCCGGCGCCGTTCCAGGCGGACCAGGCCAAGGAGGCCAATAAGAGATGGCTACCATCGAGATCATCCGTCACAAGGTCAGCGGCTTCGCTTCGTCGGGCGGCAGCGTGCCGATCGCGGACGGCGTCATCCTCGGGCAGAAGTCTGTCACGCTATCCGGGACGAGCCAGAAGCTCACCGATGTCGATGCCACGCTGTTCGCGGCTGACAATGAGGTGTGGACCGTCGTCGTTGCCGGCGGCCCGGCGCGGATCGCTTTCGGACCTGTCGCGACTGCTGCGGCGGCATCCCTGACGAACGGCTGGCCCCTCATCGATGGGGCCGTGAAGCCGTTCTCGGTGCCGAAGGGCTATACCGCCACGATCATCAACGGCTGAGGGCGCGACATGCCGTTTGGCGATCTCAACTTCGGGCTCGACCTTGCATCGCCGAAAACCGGTCCATCGGTGCCGACGGCGATCTATTACGTCGATCCGGCAGGTTCGGATTCGAATGACGGGCTGTCGCAGGGCTCCGCGTGGCAAACCCTAGCCAAGGTCATCGCGACGACGATCCCGGCCGGCGCCTGGGTGCTGTTCAAGGGCGGCTCGACGTTCTCGGGGGAGCTGGCCCTTGTGGCCGCCAAGCACTCCGGGGCTTCTGGCCTCCCCATCACGTTCGGCAGCTACGGGACAGGCAAGGCAACCATTCAGGCCAGCACCAACGCACATAATGGCGTATCCGGGACTGACCTTCAGTACATCACCATTCAAGACCTGATCCTGATCGGAACCGGTTCGACGGTATCAACAGGCACCGGCGTCAAGCTGGTCAGCGACAGGACCGATGCATATAAGCTCAAGGGCGTCAGCCTGTTGCGCCTCGATGTGTCCGCCTATGGCGTTGACGGGATATCGCTCTACACTGGCACCACGGCTTACGGCGCGCATTCTCCCTCGGGCTGGGACTCGCCCCTGATCGATGGCTGCGTGGTTCACGACAATACCGGCAACGCTCCGAGCGGCTGGGGCAACGGCATCACTATCCAGGGCCTCTACGGCCTCATGACCACTACCCCCGCCATCGTGGGCGCCACTGTCCGCAACTGCAAGGCCTACAACAATACCGGCAAGGCTGGCGCAACCACGTGGAGCGGGAACGGAATCCTTCTCGCGCAGTGCTCTGGCTCACTGATCGAGAACTGCGAAGCCTACAATAACGGCGCGAACAGCAATTATGTAAACGCCGGCCCCGTGGGCATCTGGATGTTCGAGTGCATCAATAGCATCATCCAGAAGTGTGAAAGTCACCATAACAAGACCGGCCTCGGCACTCCCGATGGCGACGGGTTTGACCTGGACGGCGGTTGCCAAGGGTGCATCATCCAGTACTGCTATAGCCATGACAATTATGGTCAGGGCTACCAGATGTATCAATTTCTCGATGCATCGAACATCCTGCCTTTCACCAACAACACGATCCGCTACTGCATTTCGGAGAACGACTGCCAGCAAAACGTCACGGCGAAGGGGGCGTTTCTCATCGGCACGGCCGATAACACGAGGGACAATCCGGGGAATGCCATCTACGGCAACACCGTCTTCAACAGCACGGCATCGGCACAGGCGGTCTATATCGTTGCTAACCCTCATCGGTTCACGACAAGCTATGTCGCCAACAACATCTTCTATCTGACGGGCGCAAGCTCGAAGTTCATTCTTTCGACAACCGGCACGACGCCCGCGCTTCTGTTCATCGGGAATTGCTATTCGGCTCCTGCGACTTCGATCAAATGGGGCGCAACGACCTACACGACATTCTCGACCTGGCGGACGGCCTTCCCGACACAAGAGACGGTCGCCGGCGGCGCTGTCTTCAAGGCAGCGAACCCGACCCTGGTTGGGACGGTCCCCGTGGGCAACACCAACGGTTTCGATCCGCTGCTTCTCGGCGCCTACAAGACGCAGGCCGCATCCGTATGCAAAAACGGTGGCCAGGATATCAACGCACTCTTCGGCATCAACCCCGGTACACGGGACCTCTACGGGAATAGCATCCCTCAGGGCCTCTACGACATTGGCTGCTACGAGACAGCGTAAGGAAGCGCCTTTCAGATGAAAATCAAACTCCACGATGACGATGTAAAGGCCGCAGTCTGGCGGATCGCGCGCACGCCTGAAGGCCAGCTTTTGTTTTCCGCTCTGCAATTCATCGTCGAGGAAATCGGCCCTGTCGAGACCTGTGCTTTGCACGCCCACAACGAGCGCCGCAAATTCGCAGCCACCCTGATAGCGATGGCAGAGGCTGATAGACGCGATGGAAACGAAGACGAAGACGTTGAGCGAAGAAATGTTTCGAGAACACCAACACGAAAAAGCAGGCGGCACGGTCCCGCTGGTCGGGCGTAGTCCCGGCGCTTTCGTGTTCTCTTCGCTTCGTGGTCCCCGCATCATGCTCGCCCCCGATGGTGGTGCCGGCGCCGCAGGTGGCGGCGCTGGTGATGATGCAGCAGCAGCAGCCGCCGCCGCTGCAGCCGGTGGCGCGGGGAACGAAGGTGGTGCTGGCGGTGCCGGTGCCGGTGGCGAAAAGCCGGTCCGTCCCGAATATCTGCCGGAATCGCTTTGGGATCCCGAGAAGGGGTTCAAGGCCGACTATTTCAACGACCTCGCCGCGACCAAGGCTGAGCGCGATACGCTGCTCGCCACCGTCCCCGAAAAGCCGGACGGCTACAAGGTTTCGCTGCCGCAGGACTTCAAACTGCCGGAAGGCTTCGAGATTCCCGAAGGCGAGTCCATCGTCGACGAGAACGATCCGCGTGTTTCCGCTGCCCGCGAATTCGCCCATGCCAACCAGCTCACGCAAGAGCAGTTCGAAGGCATGATCGCCATCGGCGTTCAGGCGGATCTCGCGGAGAAGAGCAGCCTCACCGAAGCGCTCACGAAGCAGCGCGAAGAGCTCGGTGCCAAGGCCACGGAACGCGTCAATGCGGTGACCACGTGGCTCGGCGCGAAGATCGGCGGAGAGCTGGCCGGTGCACTGGCGCCGATGCTCTACACCGCGAAACAGGTTCAGGCGTTCGAGAAGCTGATGCTTCTCAACAGAGGCGCCGTTCCGGGAAGCCCGGGCGGTGGTCGCGATGGCATGGGTGACAACACCAAGATCGAAGGCTTCCAGAATATGAACTTCCGCCAGCGAATGGCCGCGATTGACCGGACCAAGACCGGGAACTGAAGGAGAGATTTGAATGCCCATTTCCGTCCCATCCACCATCACGGCGCCGATCTCGCTGGCCGAATACGCCAAGACGCTGGACGAGTCCTCGCGCGAGCGCGTGTTCGTCGAGAACATGGCCCGCACGTCGGACCTGCTCGCCGCGTTCCCCTTCATGCCGGCTCAGAACGGCAAGAAGGAGTTCATGGATATCGGTCGCCTGCCGACGGTCGGCTTCCGTAACTTCAACGCTCAGGGCAACAAGGACACGGGCAACTTCAACCTGCGCGAAGAAGACACGTTCCCGATCGACGAGTTCGTCGAAGTGGACCGCGCCATCGTCGATCGCCTCGGCCCCGACCATAAGTACAAGCAGCTCGAACTGAAGAACATCGCCCTTTCGCAGTACGCGAGCCAGATCCTGGTCAAGGGCGACAACTCGGCCGCCGGCGCCAAGCAGCCGAACGGCATCCAGATCCGCTGCAACCAGGCGAGCATCAACCTGTTCCACAACTCGGTCGCCTCCGGCGGTGCCGCGCTCTCCCTCGCGCAGCTGGACATCCTTTACTGGTCGGTGAACAAGCCGACGCACTGGCTGTTCCCGCGCTCGCTGATGCCGTACCTGGACGCCGCCGCCCGCAACTCCACGCTGACCGGCCAGGCGCTGGCCTATGACAACGCCCCCGATGAATTCGGCCGCCGCATCATGCGCTACAAGGGCCTGCCGATCCTGTTCGGCTACGAGCCCGATGACACTCCGGACCTGCTGCCAATGACCGAAGTCGGTCAGGGCGGCGGCGGTGCGGTCACCGGCTCCATCTACTGCTTGTCGCTCGGCGACGGGAAGTTCTACGGCATCGAGCAGACACCGCTCAACGTCGGCGAATTCCAGCGCCAGATCGGCACGCCGTTCGATGTCGCTGACATCAAGTGGGACTGGGGTATCGTCCGCGAGCACCCGCGTTCGTTCAGCCGCCTGACCTCAATCACAGCGGCTACCATCGTGGCCTAACGGCCACGGTGTTCCCTCTTTTCAGGAGCTGATGCAATGCCCCTTTCGCAGTCCGCACTTCCCTCCATCGTCCCTGACTGGGACGTTCCGTTCGACACGCTCACCGCGTTCGCCAACGGCCAGACCCTCACGGCGACAGGTTATGTCAACGCCGTTCAGGCTCAGGTCGACATGGGTGGCGGTCGCTGGATCGGTAAGCTGAACCTCGATATCTCCGCGCTCGATCTGTCTTCGAACGACGAGACCTATCGGCTGTTCCTGCTCGGCTCGAACGATATCGCCTTCGGCAACGGCAACGTCGAAATCCTGAACGTCCAGGACTTCGCCGCAGTCACCGCCGGCCGCCTCGTCCCGACCATCGTGCCTGCATCTGATGCGGTCCCGTCGCCACGGAAGAGCGCGTCCCGGTTCACGATCCCGGTCACGAACCAGCGCGGCATCTATGTTTTCCGCTACCTGCAGCTCTACGCGGTCCTTGGCGGCACGACGCCCTCGATCACGCTTGCTGCGTGGCTTGCCGGTGACCTCAGCGCGTAAGGCGCGCTGAGCCCTTTCCATTGGAGCGATGAGACGATGCTGAAGAAGATCTACCATATCGACGCCCCAGACGGCGCCGCCACCGAATTGTACGAGATCGACGCCCGCGAGGCGCTGGCCAAGTTCCCGAAGGAATGGTCGGAAACTCCCTGGCCGAAGTCGAAGGTTGCGGACAAGCCGAAGGAAGCTGCCCCGAACGCCGTCGAACCGAAGGCGCCTTTCGAGGCGAAGTCAAAGGGTTCCGGCTGGTGGGCGATCTTCGACGCTGACGGCGCTCAGGTCGGCAAGAACATGCGGGAGCCCGATGCGGTTGCCTTCAATGCGATGAGCGACGACGACAAGCTCGAATACGTGAAGGCTGAAGTAGCCGAGAGCTGACGCCAGCCGCTCACCATCGCGACCGGCTGACTGAAGGAAACCCCGAGGACCTCGTTACCTCGGGGTTTTTCTATGCCTGCTGCTGTGCTTTGCCGGGTCTCTGGGATGCCTCCATTCTCCCGGCCATGGACAAGTTGGTTATTCTCAACAATGCGCTGCTCGCCACGGGCAACAACACGGTGAATGTGCTCAACGATCCGTCGGACGAGTACAGGCACGCCAATGCCGCGTTCGATCGCGCTGTCCGCTTCCTGGCGGCGCGGCATACCTGGCCTTTCGCGACCACGAATGAACTGCTGGTGCGCGCGCCCGATGCCGACAATAAGTCGCGCCGCTTCTCGAAGAACGGTTTCCGCCTGCCGGAAAACACCCTGCACGTGAAAGAGGTCTTCTTCGACACCCAATATCTGACCGATTACGAGATCATGGGCGGCATTCTGTCGTGCAACTACGAGTCCGAGGTCTATGCCACGATCATCAAGGCACCGCCAGACGCCTCCTGGCACCCGATGGCCGAGGAGATCCTGACCACCTATGTCGAGGTGGGCTGCTTGCGCGGGCTCAATGAGGATTTCACCGAGGCGACGAACCGGGAGCGCAAGGCAGAATTGCTGCTTGAGGAAACACGCAGCCATGTCGACCAGCAGAACCCGGCCCGCAATACCTACAAGTCGAAGGTCGCGGTGGCACGCAGGACGCGCCGCGTATGAGCATTCAGGAACAGATCATCCGTCAGCGTGATTTCTCCTCGGGCGTCGTCGACCCCGATGCGGTCCGCCGTGATGATGTCGACGCCCTGAAATTCGCTCTGCGTGATGCCCGCAACATGGCGAACACCCACACCGGCGGCCTTATCCGCCGCCCGGGTCGCCGGTTCCTCTTCGAGGACTTCGGCATCATCATGGATTTCAAGCCGTTCGATGATGTCGCCTATCGTGTCGTGTTCATCGCCGGCGGCGTGAAGGTCCGGACCGAGGACGGCGCCCTGGTCGCCTCCCTGGCGGCGCCGTGGGGTGCTGATGATCTCGATGACCTCGTGTTCGAGCCGATGGATAACGAGATCTTCGTCGCTTGGCCTGGGCAGACACAGGTCATCAAGATCGCTGAGGGCTCCTATGCCTGGTCGATCGCGCCGTTCTCGTTTGCCGTCGGCCTCAACAATGCGACCAGGATGCCGTTCTTCCGCTTCGAATCCAGCCAGAACGTGACGATGTACCCATCGGCGACAACTGGCATCATCTCGATCACCTTTTCGGCCCCGATCCTGTCGCCGCTGCATGTCGGCGTCCGCTTCAGGTACGCCGGCCGGCAGATCAGCATCCTGAGCGTTCTATCCGCGACGGTTGCCACGGCTCTTGTCATCGAAAGCCTGCCGACGGCGCAGCGCGTCACAGTCGCCAACGGATCGGCCTTCTCGATCGGGCAGGTTGTCGAGACGGACACCACGAATGCCAAGGCTGAGGTGGTCTCCGTCTCCGGCAACGATGTCACCGTTGTTCCGGTCGAGCTGCTGACGATCCCGATCGTCGGCGAAACCCTCGTCAGCCCGACCGGCTCGGCGAAGATCTCTGCGGTCACCGCCGTCGGTACCGCCTCGATCGTCCAGTGGGATGAGCAGTTCATTTCCGCATATCGAGGCTGGCCGCGCTCGGTCTCGAAGGATCGCCAGCGCCTGATCATGACCAATTTCCAGCAGAAGAAGAATGCCGTGTTCTGGTCGGCTGCCGGCAACAACCGGGACGGCCAGATCGGCGGCGATCCCGATAACGCGATCCTCGAATATATCAGCGCGGAATGCCAAGTCTATCATGTCGTCGGCGGCTATGATGAGTTCGCGGTCACCGATCGCGGCGTCTTCTATGTGCCGGTGTCCGTGGGCACGCCGCTGCAGCCCGGTTCCGTCGAGTTCCGCCCGATCTTTTCGGGTGAGATCTCCAACATCCGGCCGCTTGAGGTTACCGAGGGCCTCATCTTCATCGATAAGTCCGGAACCGGGGTCTATGCGGTCAGCGCCACCGGTCAGACCGCGCGGCCATATATCGCGAATGAGGTGAACCGGCTGCATCGCACCCTCTTCCATGGGGTGAAGTCGATCGCGGTTTCCTCGGGAACGCCTGTGTTCCCCTCCCGCCAGGTCTATGCCGTGAATGACGACGGCACGCTCGTCGTCGGGCAGTTCAATCCCGACCGCGATTATATCGGCTGGCTGCCATGGGAGGGT